AGTAAAGCCATAGTAGTTCCAACAGGTCCATAGGAGGCAGCATCAGAGACTATTTGCTCTGTGCTGTCTGCAAACTTCTGACCAGCAGAAGCTACAAATGAAAGCATTGAGAATAGAGTTGAGGAAGGCTCTTTATAGGGGAGAGGAATAATAGCCTTAGATAAATCTATTCCAGTTGCTTCAACCTCCTTGAACTCACCGGGGGATATAGGTTCGTTATCTCCAACCATCCTAAGTCCCTTGGCTTTAAAACCTCCCGGTAAATTAGCAAACTGTCCTGCATCTATAAGGGATCTCATTGCAGCAGTTGCACTCATAGTGAGATTACCAAGGAAGTGTATAAGTCCTAGTCCGTAGAAACCAAATCCGGGTACAAATTTGTAGTGAACAAAGTGACTACGTTTTTCCATATTCGGATCATTCTGTTCATAGTTTCTACGAATACTTAGTACCTGTCTGCTTTGTTCTTCTACAGTTACGATATAAGGTAGAGATTGATCTTTACCTTCTATATCAAGATAACAATGTTGTTCAAGTAAGACATATTGTGGATCTTTATCAGAACTAGGAGAGATACCTATAATTGTATCCATCTTTTCTGTAAAGGATGTTATATTTGTTTGATTTGGATCTGGAAGCTCAACATCTTTATATACACCAGCACGTACATCCCTTTCTAATTCTATAGGACTACGATAGATAACATGTGTATAACGATCTGCATTCCTAAGATCTGTAGCAAAGTAAGATACATAGAATTGATCTATAGGTATAAACTCTGATACTGGCCGTTTAAGAGTTGAGTCATAGTATGTCTTTTTAAATGCTGATCCTATCAAAGGAAGATGAAACAGCATTCTTTCAAACTCATCAAAGTATTCTGGCATTTGCTCAGTTACCTGATAGTTCATAAAGTTCTGTACTCTATTGGCTTGCATTTCCTTTTCAGGTGTATGCTTTCCTAAAATATTTACTTTTACTGGACCAGAACTAGGAAACAGTTCTGATGATGATTTAGATTGAAACTTAACGGCAGACTCAATAAGAAGTGGATGTACGGCTGTACATGCTCCTTCAAAAGGTTCTGACCCCGGTTCAAGTTTAAGTCCCAGTAATTCAAATCCTCTTTCAAACATAGACTCCCATTCACCTCTTGAGTCTTTATCTGCCTGATAGTTTTCTATAGTATCAAGAGCTATAGAAAATAAATCTTCTTCTTCCAATGTTTCGCATAAATTTCCATACCATTCTGCAATGTCTTCTGAAGGTTTCATTAAAACATCTTCTTGCTGTGCAAAATCTACAATAACTCCACCATCATCTTCTACCTGAAAAGTAGCATCAATGTCAGTTTCTTCGGCTGAAGCCATAGGAACTACATTAGATATTTCCTGGGGTATCTGCTCAAATGGATTTCGTTCTGTTGCCATAGCCTATGCTACTCCTAACATTTCTCTTGCTTCTTGAGGATCAATTCCCAATGAAATTAAATTTTGTATTGATGGCTCACTTGCTTGTGCTAGTGATACAGTATCAGGTCTTTTTTCTAATAGTCCTGCAATACCTGTCTTTGGAGCATCTTCAGATTCATCTTGACTTGTAGCTACTGTTCTAGTCTGTGTACCTGTTCTTTTTGCAGTAGGCTCGTTACCTAGATTAGGTGATGCTGCAATGGCAGAATTAACTAAAGATCCATCTTCACCTACTACAAAAGTTCCAGAAGGTGTTTCTAAGGTTCCTATAGGTCTTCCTCCTAATAATGCTCCAGCTATTTTAAATACTGTTGGAGTAAGAATTGCTGTTAATCCTCTTGATATAGGATTAAATGTTCCTCCTCTTTCTGCAGCATCTTTTTGAATACCTTCTATAGTTTCTTGATCAAGTTTTTTACTGCCCATGAAAACATCTTTAACTTTATCTAAAACTGATCCGAAAGTACTTTTTGTTTTTTCATCAACTAGAATGCCAGTTTCTTTTTCCATATCTTTTCTTTGTTCTTCTTTTTCAAGACGTTTTTTTATAGGATCAGCAAAATCGTAATTTACTCCTTGTTCTAATATATCCATAAGTGTTCCTGCTGGACCACCATATCTATATCCTTCTCCTCTAAGACTAGCTCCAATTCCTGCATCAAAAGATCGCTGCATATCTTCAGCAGCACCAGGAATTGATAACGCTGCATTTAAAAGTTTTTCAGCTTCATTTATATCACCTGTTCTTTCTATCAAATCATTTAAATAAGTATTATAGGTTCTAGAATCTAATGTTCCAAGAGGTATTTCTAAAGTACCTTCTTTAAATTGTGTTCCATATGCTATAACATCAGTAGGATCTAATCCCCCTGTAGCTGGTCCAGATGGTCCTTCTGTAGGTTGAGTAGGATCTTCTGTATATACTACTGGAACATTGCTTGGTCCTGCAAGCATATCAGCCCGTCCAAAATTTTCTTGGCCTTCAGTAGGATATTCATCAACTCCTGTGTATCCACCCATTGCTCCCGGAGACATACCAAAATCAGGACTTCCGGGATCATCGTATTCAGAAAATCCTCCTTCTATTCCCCCACCTATATCAAAACCTCCATAATCACTCCACGAATCTTCGTTAGTATCATAAGCAGGAATACCATCTACTTTTCTACCACTACCACCCATAGATTTAAGTAATGAAGCTTCATCTGGATTAATGTATGCAAGTTTATGGGGTTGTCCATTTATCATCATAGTTTTGTTTATATTTGACAAACCTCCACCACCTTTAAAAGCTGCTACTGTATCAACAGCAGCGCCATCTATTGTAGCAAAACTTCCATCATCAGTTGTAACTGTTCCTGCTCCTGCAAAACCAGGATCATAGTCTATTCTATCTAAATATGTAGTTTTTGTAGGATCAGATGGTGGCAGAAATTTATTAAAATAATCAGCAGCTGCCTTGGCTTGTGCTAAGTTAGATCTTTCAATTGCAGCTCTATCTACTTGATCTGCTGTAGTATCCGCAGTTTGTGAAGTTACATTAATTGGGCTTGGAGTTGCAAGAAACTTATTGACTAAAGTAACAGGTTTTTCACTAGCCTCTCCTGGTTTAGCTACTGAACCAAATTTTCCAAACTGAGATGAATAACCTCGTTGGGGTCCACCAGTTTGTTTTACAGCTTCCTGTTGTTTTTCTAATAAGTATTGGTCTGTTAAAGTTTTACGTGCAAACTCATCTGATGTTTTATCATATTTAGGATCGTATAAACCACGTTCATCAAAACCATCTATAGTATAATAATTACCATCAGGAGCAGGATACATTTCTTGTAGTCCAGTTTCTGTTTCCATTAATTTAGAAATACCTCCTGTTGCTCTACGAACAATAGGTGATGATCCAGAGTTGTACATCTGAGTAGCTGTATTATATGCTTTTTTGAATAGTTCCGACATATTATTCCTCCTTTGCCCTGGATACATTATAACATAAAATTAACTATTTCCCAAATCAAAAGGTCCAATAGGTACTTTTTTCTTGAGGAGGCTCATCTTCCCATTCAGGATCATCAGGATGTGTTATGTGCCAAGACTCTTTCATGTAGTGTACAGCCATTGTCAGAGCATCTACCTGATCATCATGAGCAGCATTGGGAAACCGTATTAACTCCTCTACCAGATCGTCCGACCATTTCTTGTTACTGGGTATCCATAGTCTACCCGATTCCATGATAGGTGAGGCTGAATAAACTCTGGATACCTTATCTCGATCTGGATTGTATTCCATTACAGGAAGTCCTGCTCTACGCATATCCTGTATCAGAGATTGACCACTAGCTTTCTTCTCAATCATGCACACATCTGGTCTATGTTCATCGTATAGTTTCTGCGAAATTTTTCTGAGTTCCGGGTATTCAAATCGTCCTCGCACATTACCAAGAAGAATTAACTGTGGAGCAAAATTTTCATATCCATATTCATCCTGATCGTATATGTGGAATATTCCCCATGTCTGTATAACGCTAAAGTCTGCTGTGGTTTTGGTAGAGAATGCTGTATCAAAGGTTTGAATTATAAAGTCACAGCTAGGTGGTTCTGGATCGTCCCAGTATTGTATCCATTTTTTCTTTATCAGTCCTCCTTCTTCTGGAGTAGGATCTTGCATGTACAGAGAGTTCCAGTATCTAGCTCCATTACTGGCTTTGATCTCATTCTCATCAACTTTGAGAATATGATCAGGTTTCCACTCTGGAAAGTAACTTCCTCCTACAGGAAGAGATAATAGTTCTGCTGCTTCTTCATCAAGCCATGCAGGTATCTTAACAACTTCCCAAGGAATTGTCTCATACTCCGACATGTTCTCCTGTTGTTTCAGAAGCCAGCCACACAGATCATCATAGTGATATCTAGTATTGATTATAACTATTGATCCGTTTGGCATGATACGAGTTCTTAGACCAGCAGGATACCATTCCTTGATATATCTTCTACCTGCTTCAGAATAGGAATCTTCTTCAGACATTACATCATCTAGGATTGCTATATGCGCTCCTCTACCAGCAATCTGTGATCTAACACCAGCAGCATAATAAGTTCCTCCCTGGTTTGTCTTCCATTTACCAGCAGCTCTGACATCACTTCTTAGCTGGACACCAGAAAAGATTTTACTAAACTCTTCTGTGTTGACAACATCTCTAACTGACCGACCAAAATCAGAAGACAACTGATCACTGTGAGAGACAGTTAGTATTTCATGTTCAGGATTTCTACCTATATACCATGCAGGAAAGAGCTTAGAACAAATCACTGACTTTGACGATCTTGGAGGGAGAAAGACCATCAATCTTTTTATCTTACCTTCTTCAAGTTCTTTTAACTTATTTGATATAATTTTTATATGGCTTCCCATTTGAAATCCAGAGACAAGAGAAGGAGCCATAAGCCTTACAAAGGTTAGAAAGTCTGTGTGACATTCATGATTTACTTTTTGGGAAAGAAGACCTCTTAAATTTATAAAAGGTTCTAGGGTGTTTTCTTGTATGTTTTCCTGGTATTGTTAATGTTAAAGGAGTTTTATTTCCTCTTAATAGATACGTTCTATCTTTTACTTCCCATTCAGGTTTTACAACCTTGGGTGTTTGTTTTTTAGGTTCAGCAACAGCTACTGGCTGTTCTATAACCTCTTCTTTTTTGTTATAAAACTCTGACATTATTCTTCTTCCGTGATTACAACTGAACTTATGTTATTTAGTATTTCTTCTCTTTCGTCTTCAGATAACTCTCCAAACTTTGTGGTGGTGCCATCATAACTCTCATCTGATAAAATTTCGATGCCGGCGTCAACCTTAGCAAGTTCAATCAATGAGAAGAAGTCATATGGCCAGTTGTAGCTGTAGTAATTATCAACCTCGCTAACATTAAAGTCAAAGTTAAAGCGATCATCCTTCAAAAGACTGCTGTAGTTATTCTTACCCTTTTTCTTAACTCTGAAGATCATCCATCTTACGTTGTTTGGTGGGGCTTTGCCGCCGAACAAATCAACCTTAGTTAAGTCGTGGGATAGTGATTGGCTATCCTTTTCTGCTGTTTCAGAAATGTTTGGCATAACTCCCTGCCAGATATCTGATAAGTCTGATTGGTTTAAATTGTGCTTAAACTCTATGAAATACATTACGAATGGGTTAATATCTTGATATTTTTCAAAGTTATATTGTGGTGGGATATAATATTTGTCCATCATCTTAACCATATTAGAAACTGATGTTTCTTCAATGTCT